ACAACTCAAATCAATACAGTCACAATGACTGTTGAGGATACATTATTAGAACTTCAAGTAATTGATGGATCTGCTCCAGCATCAGACACCAACAAAGATGTTGGTATTGTAATGAACTACTTCACATCATCTGCTAAGAAAGCCGCATTCTATTGGGATGATTCGGTAAGCAGAATGGTTGCAGCAAGTGATGTAAGTGAAAGTAGTGGAGTTCTAACAGCATCTACATTTGCTGGATTAGAAATTGGTTCATTGTTCCTAAATGATTGTGCTGGTGCTTCTCAAGTAATTTCTTGTAGTGGTACTACAAGATCTCTTGAAAACATTACAATCGATGGTGGATCATTCTGATCCTAAGTAAAATTGAATAAATAGGGGGAGTTAGAAACTCCCCTTTTTTATGTCTATGAATGAACAGGAATTAAAAGTATTGGTTGGTGTTTATCAAAGAAGATTAACAGATGCATATGCACAAGCAATTGCACTTGAAGCAAAAACTTTAGTACAACAAGAAATAATCAATAACTTACAACAACAATTACAAGAACAAATTCCTAAAAAAATTACAAAAAAACCAGATGCTGGGGAATTTTGATGGAAGAGTATTTTAGTGGTATTTGGCAAGATGAAAATTTTAATAATTTAACATATTCTGGATATCAGTTAGTCGATTACGTCAATTCAAAGGAACTAAAACGAGTTTTAGATGTTGGTTGTGGTTTTAATAGATTTAAAGGAAAGATTAATAATCTTTGGGGCATAGATCCATATAATAACTGTGCAGATCATAAATTATCTTTAGAAGAATACACAGGTCCAAAAGTTGACATTGCATTATGTTTAGGATCTATAAATTTTGGAGATGAAAAAAATATCGATAATCAGATAAGGATTTTAGATAATATATGGACTAAAGAATGTATTTTTAGAGTTAATCCTGGTTTAGAACATACATGGAGAGATAAAAAAGATTATCAAAATGTTATTTGGTATCAATGGTCAACTAAAAAAATATATGAAATACAAAAACAATATAATTATAATTTAACTTGTTTAGAAGAAGAATATACAACTCATGGTCATCCAAGATACTTTTTCATTTTTACTAAATAAAAATGTAAACAATAAAAAAAAATATATCAAGGAGTTTACAATGCTTTCTGGAAAGGAATTTGTAGCAAAGATTAAAGAAGAGAATGCTTCTCTCTTTGCTGAATCGCGTAAAAACGTTCGTAACTTCTTTGCTTCAAATCCAAGCAAAGAGTTTATGCTTGAGCATTTCCGTGGTCGTATGGTTAACGAAGCAATGAACATGAAAGCAATCTCGGCAGAGATCGCTTCTGCTTCACCATCAATGGATGTAACTGAACTTGAGCTTCTAACCAAGCAAGCACAAGATGAAGCTAAGCACTTCCGTATGGTTAAGGAAGTTCTTGAGCATATCTCTGGCGAGCAAGTTGATGTTGAAGCTGCTTTCGCTGCTGAAACTGCTGCTCCACAGGCAAAAGGTGCTTCACTTCTAGAGAAGTATGCTGCTGCTCAGGATCCTGCTGCTCTTGCTGCATATCAGCTAGTTGCTGAAGGTCGTGCAGAAGCCGTTTGGGCGGAAATGGCAGAGTGTGTGGAAGATCAGTTCATCTCTTCACGCTACGCCGCTATTGCTAAGGATGAGGGTTTCCACGCTAACATTGGCGGTTGGAAGCTAGAGAAGCTTGTAGAAGGTGCTGCTGATCTACAAGAGCGTATCCTAAGCATGGTTGCACAAATGCGTGCAGATCTTCTAGAGATCTCCCGTCAGAACACTGCTATCGCAGTTTGAATGGTTTACGACCATTTCTAATGGTTTCGTCTAACCAATATTCATCAACGTAGTTAACATATTTGTGGTTGGCATCTTTATCAATAAAGATATTGATGCCTTCTACAGTTACAGGAAAATTTAATATATGTCCAACATATCTGATATAATTTTCTCTATGTAGAAAAAATGCTTCATGATCTAAGAAGTGATAATTAATATCAGAATTTATAATTTCATCATAATAAGAAAGAGCGGTCGGTAGCGTAACTTCGCCACCGACCCTTTTTTGTTGCAATGCATTGATATTCTGATCTCTTACAATAATAGCAACTATAGGTTCAACTCCCATTTTTCTTGCATGATGGCAAACTTCTATAATTTTTGGAACTTGTCTTATTCCATCATAAAAAAATGGAACACTTACATTAGCAAGAAAAAAATCACCTTCAGGAAATTGAAGTTCTTCTGGATAAACCCAATATCTTGCAAATGGTTCTTCATCACTAGGAATCCAATAATTTTTTTTAAGTTTTTCCCATCCAATAACATTTGGATGAAGACTTAAAAGTCTTGCAAAAAGATGATTTCCAGATCCTTGAGGTCCAGTACAAATTAATAGTTTTTTCATGGACGTTTTTTTAATGTCATCGCAGTTTTATTGCAAGTATCTAATGGATTATATTCAATATAATTAATATATTTTGCATTTGCATCTTCTTCTAAAATAGAATTTATTCTTTCGTCATACCAAGCAATTGGAATGTCAATATTCAAGGATTTTAAATATTCTTGTTTATACAGATAAAGTAATTCATAACTTAAATAAGTTGGATTTTTCATTTTTGGAAGTTGATCCAAAAAATGTCTAACCGTACTTTCTTCCCTAAGTCTTGTTTGTTGATTATAAAGAATATTTTGATCTCTACCAATAACTAAAATTTTAGTTTTTATTCCTAAATCTTCTACCGCTTGTGCAAATGCTGGAACATTTGGTGACCATTTAGTTCCTGCACTTGAAATTCCTAAAGGAATACTAATGCTAGTAAAAAAGTAATCATGTGTATCCCAATTAAATTCTTTCAATAATTCAATATTTTTCCAACAGTTAGCAAATGGTTCTGCAGTTCGATGCGCTTCCCAATAATTTTCTAATAAACTTTTCCATCCAAACACATCATCGTGTAATGAAAATATTTTTGACCAAAGATGATTTCCAGATCCTTGAGGTCCAGTAAGAATAGCAAGAGTTTTCAAAATATTATTTAAATACCTATACTAATTATACCATATAAATAATACCAACTTAGAGACATAAATTCAATCTAATCAATCTTCCGTAAAGAGAGTATATACTAGTTCTGACGGTGATTAAATGAATGGAAAAAAAGTCTCTGCTTTATAGCAGATTTTTTATTTTTTGTAAATGGCAAGTCCCACAATTAAGGTAAAAAGATCTTCGGTGTCTGGGAAAATTCCCACAACATCGCAATTAGATCTTGGTGAATTAGCCCTTAATACTTTTGATGGAAAAGTATACATTGAGCAAGATCAATCATCAGTTGGTGTTGGTACAACAGTAATTGTTATTAATCCTTGGTCAGTAGGAACAGGAACTAACACTTATAATACATTTTTTACTGTTGGTAATGTTGGTGTAGGTTCTACAATACCCACAGTAAAATTTGCTGTTGTAGGAGATGCGAAAATCTTTGGAAATTTTCATTCTACTGGAATTTCTACTATTGCAGGATTTAAGTTTCCAACTACAGATGGAACAGATGGACAATTTTTAAAAACTGACGGATTTGGAAATTTATCTTTTGCAACTGCTTCTGGAGGATCCGCATCAGCAGGTGCTGCTACATCCATCTTTGATCAATACTTTACTGCCACACAGGGACAGACAATTTTTACTACAACTCAAAATTTTACTGGGAAATCTGTTCAGGTATTTCTCAATGGAATAAAACTTAGATCAGCAGTAGATTTTACAACTTCAAATCCATCAACAGTTACTTTAACTAATGGTGCTAATCTAAACGATAGAGTTAATATTGTTGTTTCTTTTGGATATACATTAGAAGAACAAACATTTACTGCAACACAAGGACAATTAACTTTTTCTCCAAGTGGAACTTTTGCAAGTGCTTCTAATATTAAAGTTTATGTTAATGGTATAAAACTTAGAAAAACTATAGATTATGGAGCTTCTTCTCCAGTTACGCTATTGTCTGCAGCAACTGCTGGAGATGAAGTAGATTTGGTCTGCGATAATGCAGAAGATTATTTTACCGCAATTCAAGGACAAACGATATTTACACCATCAAGTACGGAGATTAGTTCAAGTAATCTTCAAGTATTTTTAAATGGTGTTCGTTTAGAAAACACTACAGACTATACAATCGGATCACCTTCGATTAATCTTGTTTCTGCATTAAATGCTGGAGATGAAGTTGATATTGTTATTACAAGAACCTAATAAATAAAGAAAAGTAGGTATATCCATGGCAAACCCTGCTTCAAGACAGGAATTAGTAGATTACGCTAAAAGACAATTAGGATATCCTGTATTGGAGATCAATCTTGCAGATGAGCAGATTGAAGATTTAATGGATGATGCTATCCAAATTTATCAAAATCGACATATGGATGGTGTCGAATTGATGTACCTAAAGCATAAAGTTACGCAACCATTCTTAGATGCTATTCAAGCAAGAGGAAATAATAAAACAACTGGTATCACTACATCAACTGGAACAGCAAATATAACTGGCATTGGAATAACTACATTCTCATTTGAAGAAAATCAGAACTTTATTCAAGTTCCAGATGCAGTTATTGGTATTGAAAAGGTTTGGAAGTTAGATAATCGTGCAATCAGCACAAACATGTTTAGTGTAAACTATCAATTATTTTTAAACGAAATTTATTGGTTTAGTTCTACTGAACTATTGAATTATACCATGACAAAAAGATATCTAGAAGATATCGATTTTATTCTACATCCAGATAAACAAATTAGGTTTAATAGAAGACAGAATAGACTATATCTAGATACGGATTATTCTAGCATAAAGGTTGATGATTATATTATTATTCAATGCTATAGAGTTCTCAATCCTAATGAATTTACAAAAGTATATAATGATCCATTTTTGAAGAAGTACTTTACTGCTTTGATGAAGAGACAATGGGGACAAAATCTAATCAAGTTTAGAGGAGTAAAACTTCCAGGTGGAGTTGAGTTGAATGGTCGTGAAATTTATGAGGATGCTATAGGTGAACTGGAAAAACTTGAAGAAAGAATGACTTATGATTATGAACTTCCTCCATTAGATATGATCGGATAATGCTCAATCCATTTTTTACGCAAGGAACTAAAGCAGAACAAACTCTTGTACAAGAGTTGATAGATGAACATATCAAAATTCATGGGATAGAATTTATTTACTTACCAAGAATTTTTGTAAACACTAAAACTATAATGCGTGAAGTTTCGACTTCAAAGTTTACTAGAT